CCATTATTTGAAAAACTGTTATCAGCATGAACCCTGAATTGATTCACCTTAATATATTTTTTACCTACACTATATTCTAGTTTAGTATATGAACTATGTCCTGATTCGATAGAGTTAACTTTCCATTGATTGTTGACAACCTCAAGCAAACATTCGGTGAGAAATTCAGTTTTGGATTGAGTGATTGTGTTCATGATGATAATAAAAAGTTTGTGGAGTTTGGATCAGAAAGGGTTAGACCATGACTCATACTTTTTCATGGTGATGTAACCTTCCTTACAAAGTTGATCAGTGAAGCAACTCCATGCTTCTGCTTTTGCGATACTATCTGTTGCCCACTGTGTGCCCATAGTTGAAACTTTCCAGTTGTAACGAAACTGTTCCAGTGCTTGTGCTTTGGTGGTTGATCGCATTCGGTTGAATTCCTTTGACTCTTTAATAATACAGGCAGAGGCGAGGAAATCTACCAAAAGTGGACGGTTCCCCAATTGGATAGGGGCAGGGGGACTTGAACCCCCATAGCACTTACGTGCCGACAGATTTTAAGTCTGGAGCGTCTACCGATTCCGCCATGCCCCTGTGTCCCTGAGAACCCTTGCCACCACTAGACCGAAAACCTGTTTTTTCCATAATTCTATCGGGCACGGGTGTTACGTCATCCGCACCGCTCACGATATGAAAAAAACACTGATTAACATTTAAGCATCACATGAATAATTGTTCTAATGGAGTTAAATTAAGTGGCATTGCAGTATATGGAGAAGTTTCATTTATATCAACTTCAGCACCTACTTTATTACAATTGACGGGGGCATGGTAAGTGTGCGTACTGCTTCTCTTTGTTCTTTTATGTTTGACGAATCCCCAGATACAACGAGATTCAGCACCATTATTGTAGAGAAACCTACGATCAGATATAGTCCAGATAGCATCCACATTAGTTTTAAATTGTATCGACTCATATCGGTATCCTTTGGGTGGTTGATGAATAAAATCGGAGGGAAGTTCAATCATAGTTTGCCACTAACAACACCGCTATTAACGACACGGGTGTATAAATGCAGTGTACCATCTTGAAGACACTTAAGGTGCCATCTTGTCATATTAGTAACACCATCCTCAGTGGCGCCAGTCAGAAAATGTGCTCCGAGTGGTTCTTTTAGAATAGATGTAAACAAACCGAACCTAGTATGTTTGATGTAAAAAGCATCATCAATCCATGTTACATTTTCTGGGATGTTACTCTCTACCGTATTATTTGGACCTAGAGATTCTCTAAGTGTTGATTGTGGTTGTTGATCAGTCATAGTGTTGATGCTAATTTGGAGAGACCAATGACCATGAGAAATCCTAACATTCCCACAACGTCATAAGATTTAGTTCTGATGAAATATGGCAGTGACATTGTATCCCCAATCAGGTTCATTGTCACCCCAAGATAAACATTCACATGTAAGACAACAAAATAGGCAGCAATCACGAAGATGCTACCTAAGATTCTCATGGGAACGTCTAATCTCGGCAAAGAGATTGATCCATTTGACATAGTTTTTCGTTCCGTGATTCAATAGTTTTCATCATGTCTGAGTTTAGCAAACTGACTAGAAGGTTTACACCTAATAGAACAACGATGGCAGAAAGTGCAATCCTCATGCTGCTACCTCTTCAGGGATTTCAATGAGTTGTCCGAAAGAATCGGACCATGTTTTAACATCATAACAGAACCATTCACCTTTGTCAAAAATATAAGCGTATTCTGCACCGCAGTTATCACACTGATCGAAATACTCAGTGATTGATTCTGCAAGTTTAGGTGCATTCTCTTCGATAGATTCGCCACGACCAGTGTAATACTGAACGTGTTCGGCACACTTATTACGATCCCAATCAGTATCTGAAGCAATACATGACATATTGCCACCGTCAATTAGTTCTGAAACATCTTCTTTGGTGGTATACTTCTTGGACAGAGTAACACCCAACCACTCAGGATAACCATCCCAGTGATGATAAACACTAACAATACCGCCATTAAGTTGGATGCCGATGCGAGCGTTGGTTGACATAAAGAAAGAATGAAAAGAGTGAGAGAGAGGCGGTTCTACGGGTGAGAACACATTTAGTTTACCTCTCGGTTTTGTGTGGAGTTTATCACCAGCAGTAGAGTTGCCAACTGACTCACTTAGGAGTGATGAATGGGTGTCCTGTTCCCCTCCACTCATCTAATATACATGAGATGGGTGCTCTGTGGGAGGTTAGTGGACACTTTGTGCCACTGTCCACTCAGTCTCTGATAAAATTATACTTTGCGTCACCTTTTTTCTCTTCTGGTTTATCTTCAGTCAGAACATCTGCGCCGTCAGACTCTTCCAAGTCCATAATTTTTGGTTCGTCAACAATCATAATTGGTTCAGGGTTTGGTGCAGCAACTGGTGCGGGTGGCGTTGGTGCTGCTGGTGCAGCGGGTTCAGGTGAAGATTTTCCACCTAGCAAGTCTCCGAATCTTGTCATCGTTGTTAAGGAATAGTACAATTTATTTATTACCAAGTCTTGATTTTAGCAAAGTTGCGATATGAAAACTCACGACGGTTTACAAGTTTATAAGTGCCATACTTATTGGTCACAACGTAACCCTCATGGTCACAATCTTCATCATCAAACTGTACCTGAACGTTCTCATCAGATGTGATTCCTTTCATCATCAATCGTTTGATTTCCATGATAGTTTTGTAGAGCAATGTCATGGTTCGACCCATACCTGCATTAGAAATATCAGTATTCTCACGAATACACTTATTAACCGCTACTTTGAGTTCTTTTCCCCTCTTTTGGTCAGGAAATCTAACAAGATTTGCAACCACAGAAGCAAAATTAATAAGGTAGTCAATTCTACGACTACGGGAGGTAAAATGAGCATCAGTGTTCAGATATCGAGTGTTACTATTATGTTCATATCTATCCCACTTAGCATCAAAGTTTGCACACATTGTCTTGAGATCTTTGCCATGATAACTTGTATGTACCGCTACAACAATACCCTTATCGATTGTCTCGTCAAAGTTATATGTAAGTGTGTTTGGAGTAAAAGTATCAGTTCCACCAAAACCTATAAAATCACCTTGCCAAACTCCAGGAGTTTTACGCAAACACTCAAAACATGTATGCAAGATAGCAGCAACCTTAGGAAGATGTCCGTGATTGAGTTCTATATCATGATGACTATAGTTTATCTTTACTTTTACCTTATTGAATACACTTTTTGTGCCAACAAACCATTTTCCTTCATTCGTACCGAATACTATAGCGGGAGAACCGTCCCACTTTACAGTGGCGGTGCTGTTACGATCACGCAAAAACTGGAGCATCTTGTCAAAGGTCTCGCGATTATATAAAATCGCGTCTTCTGGGTGCTCAAGGTGGGTGTTTTTCATGAGTTTATAATAAACCATAAAAAACGCCTTGTCTGCCCCTTATGTGACAGTTTTTATATAAGCACACGCCCAAAACGATGATGCTGCTGTTTTTGAACGCTTTTTATATAAAAGGCAATTTGCCATAAAAAAAGACCCTCACTCGGAGGGTCGTTCTTCTAGTGTATATTTTGATTTCTTAAGTTTATATCTTTTGATATATTTCTCGGCGTGTTCTCGACACACAAAGTGACAAACAGCGTCCTTAGTCTCCAATCTAAATGGAAATGCCTTCCATGGAAATCTCTCTTTTACCATTAATTATCGGATAGGAATATTAAATGACATGATTGTTCTTTGTTCATTACTTGCATTTGGTGGTGATTCATGACCAATTGCAGCAGGGAAAAGTATAATATCACCCTCCTTAACGTCTGGAAGTTGGATCATTGATACTCTACCATAGAGAGGATCTAAGAAAGGACATTGAAGCATAGTAGAGGAATGTATCTCGGGATTGAACTCAAGATGGAGAACACCAGATATATTACCAAACCCATGATTGTGCAAACTATGATAGTCTCCACAGTGATATCTTTGAGTCCATAGTTGAAACTTAGTATAGTCTTCATGTTGAGGAAGACCTACTTTTTGCCAAACATCTTCCAGGGGTTCGCCAATTAATTTCCACCACTTTTCTAGGTATGGATGTGGTGTAACATTGCCAACCTGAAAGAAATCAGTGGTACAAGTATTATCCTTACATTCATCACTATCAAGATCAATCATCTCAAGTAATTGAGGTTTCAACTCGTCCCAATTAGGCAGAGAAATCTTATGAACAGGTATTCCGAAGAGATGAAGTGATCCGAAAGTCATTTGCGTCTTTTGTCCTTTTTGCGAAGTTTAGTGCCTGGTCTCTTCAAATCTTTTCTGAGATTTTGTAGAAACTTAAAGTGTGCTTTTAGTGGGTCAATCACATGTAGACTGACCCTAATATCTCGATCTTTACTCAATTTCAATCCATCGTAAGTTTGGGATATCATCGTCATTATACTGACTCATATCGTCCACAAAAGTCCACTCAGAGTCTTCAGATTCGTCATCAACAACCATCTCACTGACGATTGATTTTGCATCATCGTAACGATCCTCACTGACTAATACTTCCAAACGAGAAGCATAAGTTTCTTCTAGATTGTCGAGACAGTTGTCACGAATTTGTTCGATCATTGTGTTTTGCATGTGATTAGTCTAGTGTAAAATTAGTTACTTGTCAACTTTCCAATCTTTGTTACCTTTAACAGGCACCCAGAAATAGTAGCATTGATTCAGAGACTTGAGAAACATCCACTCAGAACCATCTGCCATTTCACGTTCACTTTCAACAGTGCAAGAATGAAAGAGGTCCATCTCATTGGCAAACCTATTCTTTGCCTTACGAGATAGTGGAGTCACTGTGACTCGTTTGGTCTTGGTTTTAGTCATGGTGGTTTTTTCGACAGTCTTATTGTAAGGCATCTAGCAGTGGATTGGTGGGTATGGTGTCCAGTTCGTTCAACTGTCCACCCTGTCCCTGAGAACCCTTGCCACCACTAGGATCTAATAAATGTTTATTTTGAATTTTCTTTGGTTTTCGTTTGGCAGGTGTCTTTGTACGTTTCTGCGATTTAGAATATGTCTTTTGGAGTTTTTCTACTCTACGCATGGCAATATCGAAGGAGGATGATAATCCCATTTGATCGCCATTACAAATTACCATCCATTTTTTACCGCAGGGGAGTACAGCAAATACTCCATTAGGTGAGACATAATCTTTTATATACTTACTGTTAAGTATAGTTGAATTGTGGTTATGATACTTGTCTTTCATCTATCCATGAGACTCCATAAACTCATCGAGTGTATAACCTTCGCCAGTGTCAGTCTCTTCAATCAATTGTTCAATTGTAAGTTCTTCCATCTCTTTGCGATATTCTTCTGGTGTTGGATCTTGCGGATCATAATCGTCATGGCAGAGATATTCCCATTCATGAACAAGTGCATCCACAAGTTGTTGTTTAGTGTACTTCATCGACGAATCTCACTGATAGCGGGTTGACCTTGATTAAACACAACATCAACAACTGCCTGAACTTTCTTGGCAGTGCTGATACCTACTCTGTCATAAGTTGGGATACAAACTAACCCAAACTTCTTCTCACTTCCACCCAGACGGATCACACGACCGATAGACTGACTGATACCAATGTAGTCCATGTTACGCATGAAGATGACTGCCTCAAGTCCACTGACGTTGATACCCTCAGACAGAATAGAATGGTGAAGAACAACAAATTTCTTGTTAGGATCTTTACCCCAAGTATTCAGAGTATCAAAGAATACATCGCGATTGACTTTTTTGCCATCGATGATTGCACCTGTCTTGGATGTAATAGTCATCCAAGAATAACCACGTTTGCGAAGTTGTAAACAAAACTTAGAGTGAGTGAGAAGATTGATGATCTGTTTTGTTGTGCGAGCACAGATCAAAGTTTTGTTGATTTTGTTGTCATCAATGGTCTCAAGCAGATTGTCACAATCATCAGCAAACATAACCTTACGACCTTTGATCATAGGCAGTTGCTTGACTACAACTTTAGGGGGGAGAATGTAACCCTGTTCAACCAACTCAGGAGCAGGAACATTGCACAGAACCTGACCATAAACAGACCAATTCATGCCTGGTTTAGAAGGCGTGAGAGAATGTTTAGGTGTTGCAGTAAAGAAGTAACAACGATTTGCGTTCTCTGCAAAATACTCAGTCGCAGGGAAGAAGTTCTTCTGCACACTGTTATGTGCCTCATCAAAATAGATGTTATCTACCTGAATATCTGCTTCCATAACACGATGGAGAGAATGATAAGAGGTAAAGATGATAACGTTCTCACCTACTGCACGAGCAGTGTTAGCAAAGACATGAATATCATTTGCTTTAGTTGTAGAATAGTGATCTGTTTCACCACTATGAACGTGCATCACATGAGTGTGACTTGTATCAATCAACTCAAGGAACTCACTGCACAGTTGTTCTGCCAACAGAATACGTGGAGCAACAACAACAGTCGTCATTCCGTTGTCAATATACTTACAATTCTCAACAACATCCTGAATCATACAGATAGTTTTGCCACCACCTGTAGGCACAATGACTTGACCTTTGTCATAGGCAAGCATACTGGTAAGAATGCGTTTCTGATGAGGACGAAGGGTCAGGGTCATTCGTGTTCCGTTCATAGATTAATTATACACAAAAAAACCCCCTTAGGCAAGGAGGTAGGACAGTGCGATAACCGTCACATGATTAGAACTGACGAAGTAGTTTCTCAGTTTCAGGATCAAATTTTTCTCGGATACCACTCTTAGGCATCCAATCTTCAGGACCAGTTTCCATCATACTGTCATAGAGTTCATCGAAATCGTTGTACTCAAAATCAAATTGGTCGTTGTTCATAATCAAGTAGGTTGAGAGTTGCCAGTTAGGAGTTCAGTTGGACCTTCAGAGACAGGTGTTACCATGTCAAACTTTTCTGTGATTGAAATCTTTTCACGGAATGAACTCAGTTCACTGTGAAGAGCAACAATATCACTTTGAGTTTTATTGAGAGCACCTAGTACGAGTTGCTCAAGTTCACCCAATCGTCGGTCAAGTTCACCAACTGTTGCCATTGTAGCATTCAGTTGTTTGGTAAGTCTGTCCTGTGTGTGGATAGAAGCGCGTTGATCTGCCATAATGAGTTAATCTAGACGTTGTATTTATTGGTGATTGGCAAGGGTCTCTCAGAGGACTCTTTAATTATACCCCATGAGACCCCCCTAGGAGCGTCTCTGAGACAGTTTGTAGACTGGTTAGTATAAACTCGTTGGGTGGATGTTAACAACCTCTCCACCAGTCATAGACTCACATTGTGCCTTAGCATCAGAAGGAGAGGGAGAAATAGATTCAAACTCGATAGTTTCGAGTCGATTGTCTCTAGTACGGACTGTAGCAGTGAATGAATTTGTCATGATGATGGAGTGTAGTGACTTGTATTAAAACTAACCATAATTCTATCTTGATCGCTCTCATTTACTCTACTACCATGTTCTAACCAACTTGGAAAGAGATAGAGATGATTCTCTTTTATCGGTAGATCAAATTCGTAGGCATTATAATCGGAGTAATCTTCATGTAACTCGCACATTCTATATGGTTGTAGTGGTGAAACAAAATAAAGATCCCCACTATTTTGTGGTAGATCTAGATAAAGTGCTCCACTCACTACACTATATTCATGTCGATGTCGTCTTGTATATCCACCAGTAGGCAAAACATTAAACCAAGTATTGTCAATTTGTACAGGTTTACATCGAAGTTTGTTAACATAATCCTGAAGACAATCTACGAATAATTTACCTACGGGAAGAGATTCTTCAATAGAAAAAGGATCCCATCTGCCATGACTAGACTCTCCAGTAACAGATAGATGGTGGAATCCTTTCTGTCCCTGTTCAACAATTATTTGTTTGAATTTGGAGAGAGTAGACCCCGAAAGGTCATACTCTTCAACTAGAACAGGGAATAACTTCACTTATTACTCTTCTCCATGTTTGGACCTGCAAGAGCAAGTTGAGCATTCTCCATGATAGTCTGTCCACCTTTTGAGTGAGGAATAATGTGATCGATGTGGACTTTATCACCGTTCTCAACATCAGTGATTGGGATAAGTTCACCAGTCAGAGCACACTTACCCTGTTGACGAGACCATAGAATACGACGCCATTCCTGAGGGAAATAACGAGTCTTATCCTTAGTGACAACAATACCACGTTCTTTCAACATGGGGATGAACTCATTGCGGATAAGTTCCAGACGGTGCTTCATCTTGTAATTAGTGTTAGCACCATATAGATCCTTGAACTTACAGGAAGAACGACCAGTCTCGAACCTTGCATCTTCCTCACCCCAATACTTACCAACCAACTCAAGATAACACTCAAGGAAGGATTCATAGTCCAGTTTGTTGTTATCTAGACGGTGAACTTCATCACCCTCGGCATAGATTTCAACCAGAGCACAGTAAAGATCAATCAGACGATTACGAGCACCACCAAGTTTAGTGAAATCACCGACATACTTTACCATCGGCATGAAAGTAGATTCAAAGAACTTCTTGAAGTCTTTGAAGTTATTCTCTGCTTCAGAGTTTGAGTTGTAATCAGAATCAAGAGTCTTGGGTGAGAAGGCATCAACCTGACCACGGAAAGTGTAGTAGTTCAGGAGAGATGCAAGATATGCACAGAACTTGTAGCGTTCTGCATTAGACTTGAGAACAAAAGTCTTCTTCTCATTGTCAAGTACAAAGCGATCCTTGTACTTATAGTTCAGTTCACGAATACTTGTGCAAATCTCAGATGTGCTGCAGTTACGAAGTTCCTCAGTGTTGAGGTTCTCGTTATCATTCAGACGTTCAAACAAATCACGACGTTCTTCACGATTGAGACCAGAATACTCGATCCATGCAATCGTTTGGTTGTCGATAAACTCAACCAAAGCAGGAAACTCTTCACAACATACTTCATAAGTGAAGTAGTTTGTCTTGTTCAGAGTGTAGCGAACCAGATCACCTTCACCAGTAGGGATCACATAGTTTCCAGGTTGAAGAGCAATCTTATTGTCGTACCAATCCATAATGGTATCAGAACGATTGCCACCGTCGATGTGAACCCAGTTGAAACCTTTGGAGATGAACAACTTCTGGTGATCAATGAATTGCAGATCTTGAGGAACACCAGATGAAAGAGCAATCGGTTCAAGAATCTCTACCGATTTCTCAAGGTTGATGAGATGAAAGATGGAAGTATCGGAGTAACCTTGTGCAAGGGCACTCATATACTTGGACTGTTTATCAGGAATGAAACGCCAAACGGACTCACGTTGTACCGTGCAATCGCGACCAGTTTGTTTGACGATTCGAGAAAAATCTTTGAGTGTAGCGAATTGTGTGACCTTCTGCATCACCTTGCGGGTGGAGAGATCTTTTACTGCGACTTCTGTAATTTTGCCAGGCATAATAAGAATCCTTGTAGGGACTGTAGTGTGTGTCATCGTGGGGAACCCCCGTCAGACAAATATAGTATGGCAAAGATGATCCATATTGTCAAGCGTTTTTTCGATAAGAGATTCTGATGGGTCGTTCATTGACAGAGCGACCCCTACAACAGTATGATGACTCTGCTAAGGTTCAATCATCATCCTCTGCTTCTTTAGAGTCGTTATCTAATACTTGCAACATTTCCAATGCTCCTTGCAATTTTAGATACTCTTCTCTCTTCGCTTCAAAATTCTTTTGCATTTCTTGAAGTTCTGCTCTGAGATTTTCAGAACGTTCTGTGAGTTCTTTTGAGTAGTTTGCCATAATAAATTTGACTGTTTTTAGTATTTATTGCTATAAATAAAGTTATAATAGGTCAAGATGATCATGTCTACTAATCCTACAGATGGAGAGTATAATTATGAGCAGGAAGTTCTAGATGAATCAGATGCCCCTGCGGCATTTCCGATTAAGTATTATACTCACCTATCTGAAAGACATGTATATAAACAACTTTCTAGTGTAGATGATTTTATTTTCTATTCTTATGTTTGGTTTCAACCAGATCAATATGATGAAGAGAGAGATAATGGCGAATATAAGATTTTAATTAGAGGAACTACATTCCAGCATCAAGCAGGCACAGAAGATAGAATTATTGAGAAGTTTGTCTCACACTCTAACACTGTCGTGTTTGTAGACTGTATGTTTAGAGATACTGGTGTCCCATTTAAATCTAATAGAGACCTAAGAGATTGTGCTAAATGGATTTCCGCAATTGCTGGACGATTTAATGGAAATAAGGATGAAATTTATATTGTAAATGCAGACGAAGATACTTTACATCATGTCAATATTAATGAACAAACACTCGCTCTATCTATTGATGGTAGAACCGAATCATTAGTATGCAATTATCCAAGAACTGCAATGATGGATGGTGAACTGCCAGAAGATCTTCCAGATAAAGTTAAAGAAGCGATGGCAAGTTCAGATGGTATAGCAGACTTTGATGTTGGTGGAGGTTCAATTTCAAACGCATATAATACTAACTTCAATAGTGGATCGATGCGTTTCAGTCAACTCCGAACCAAGTTTGGTGGCAGTGATGCACGAGCGTCACAATACACTAGAACTAGAAGGATTGTTGCTATTTCCCAAAACAATAATGTGCCTCTTCCAGGTGAAACTTGGAGATTTTCTAAACTCCGTGGTTCTGTCAATGGAGTTGTTGCTTCTTGTAATGGCAACTTTGCTCACTTGAAAGCGAGATGGCAAGTCATCAACAATGATTTGATCTATCAAAATGCCAATTTCTCTAAAAAAGTTATTGTAACTGGTCATTGCGGTTCATTAGATGCTAATCAACCAGCATTTAGGTGGAACGCAACAGGGAGCGGAGTATTACAATTCCGAGTTAATGGAAGAGTATACGGTTATTCGGGTCCAGGAGGAAACAGAAATAGTGGTAATGGAGGCAATGCAGGATATGCTTTGCACGTTGCTTCTCCCATAGAAGCAAGAAGCAGTGACTGGAATAACAGAATCCGTGGCGGTGGCGGCGGAGGAGGTGGCGGCGGTCAAGGTGGCAAAGGAGGCGGCGGAGGGCACTCTGGCGTTAAGAGATGTTCAGGTTGGTTCTGTAATGGATCCAAAACTAAATGCCGTAAAGATGGAGGCGAAGGCGGATATGGCGGCGACGGCGGTCACGGCGGTCATGGTGCTGGTTATAAATGGACAGGTAACTCTTGGAACCAACGCCATAATGGATCCCGCACTGGCGGCAACGGTGGCGGTGGCGGAAGCGACCGTGCAGGCGGAAAAGGTGGATCAGGTGGTGATGGCGGTTACGGCGGCGATTTTGGATATAATGGCAATGGCGGCGGTAAAGGTCAAAAAGGAAAAGATGGTGGCAAGGATGAGCACGATTGCGGTTATCGCGGCAGTCGCGAAGGCAGAGGTGGAAGCAATGGCGGTGGCGGAGGCATTTGTGTTGGCACTTGGACTTCAAGCGGCAATGGCGGCATCGGTTTTATCTAACCTTGACGTTGATTGCCTCCCTTAATTCCACTATATCCGTACATGATTTCAGTATCAGTTCCTAATGCTGAAACAGTAAGTACAGTCACACCATAAACAGTTTCTAAGAGATCATCATTTTCCCAAGTGATGATCTCATCTTTAATGTGACTATCTATCCATCCATCTTCATTACATATAGTCATACTATTGGAAACAAAATTTGAATGTGATGTAGATCTTTGTTGAAATACTTGATAGTTATCCGTAGGTTTTGTACCGTCTGGAGCACGTTTACTCCAAGTCGTAGAAATTACAAAAGATGTTTCCTCATATAATCCATCTGGTCCATATTTAATTAGTATTGTAGTTTCATTATCACCATCGTCTCTCAGAAAATCTTCCTGAATGAGTTCAGAAACTGCACGACAATTAGTTCTCGCCAAAGAACCTTCTGGTGTTACATGTTCTATCAGTGTAGAGAATGAATTCTCGTTTTCACTCTTTTCCAGTCCAATCTCTACAGTTTGTTTCTTTCTATTGATGCGTAAATAATTTATTGTATAGTCTAATTCGGTTAAATCATCTACATTTTTTACCGAATCCAATGCTTTTTTGAGATCTCCAACTGAGTGTCTCCCTGTAATCTCTGTAACAAGAGAACACAACGACATTATAGATGGTTCAAATAGAGGAATAGAATCCAGGGTAATATGTTCTTCTTCTGGGCAATTGAAATCATCGGCACTGAAGAAATATCCAATCACATTAAACGAATAGTTCAATAGATTGTTGTGGATAACATGTCCATCCCATAGTCTATATGTTCCAGTTCCTGATTGGGATTCAAACCAAAATCCATATAAGGTAGTTCCATCAGACTTTTTTGAAAAGTTTGCACCAGAATCTCTTCTAGAAGATCTTTTATCTGCCCAACTATAAGCAAACAAAGATGGATTCGCTTCAGTAATTTTTCTGACGTTATCAACATCAGTCGATGTAATCAGGTTTGGGTACTTTCCAGATTGTTGCACTCTTTCAAGTCTTTCTAATTCTACCATTTTTAGATTAAACTCCAATCTTGACCTTTTTGGTAACCAAACCAGCAAACTATAGAATAACGTATACCTTTAGTTACTGGTGTCACTTCGTGTGGATATAAAAAATTACTTGGATATACGTGAACAGAGTTCGATTTCTTTTCCAAGTCTATTGTCTTCCAGAACCTAAGTTCTCCACCTTCATAATCATCGTTTATGCCATATGAAACTGTAACTGAACCAGCGTCACCATCAAGATCTGCATGATATGTTATTCTTCCAGTTTCTGGATACTTACATAACCAGTATCCGCTATATTTATTATAAAGATCTATCTCTTTAGGTAAAAAATCTTTGTAATCCGCATATACCAGAGGTATAGTCCTCAACATCACCTTATGGCACAAATTCCATAACTCTTCTTGATCACCTGAACGTGATAAACATACATGAGATCTCCATGTTTCTGTACGTTTCATATTATAAAATGGATCTATTGTTGGCGTATCCACTCCACCAAAATCAAATTCATCACATAAAGTTATGAATCTTTGGTGATCTTTTTCGCTAAGAATATTATTATGTGTGTGGATATAATCTTGTAATTTCATTCAGTAAAATATTTGGGGTTAATAAATCCAGATAAACTGACTCGTGGACTCTCTGTATACCAGTCCATTTTCATTACAACACTGTGGTACATGTATGCTGGATATAAAACAAATCTGTTGAATTTCATAGGTTCAAAATGATATTCTTCCCAGATATCATCCATTCCATTCGAGTCGAAATTTACATATTCGTCTCTCGTATCCCTCATCTTTTCAAATTGCCATTCTTTATACTTCCAATATTCTGCAGTTCTTTTGAATGATTTATCAACATTTTGTAGATTTATTTCTCCTGCGTCAGCATGTCTGTAGAATGCAGTACCGCCGTGTTGTTCCTCTTTATTCAAATACAATACAAATGCCATCATTGCTGGATCTACATGAGGTTGTAGACATTTTCTTGCACACTGCACACCACCATGCAGTACATTAATCTGATAGTTCCAACGATATTCATCTAATTGATCTTCTGGAATATCAAAATCCGTGTACAAATCTAGCAATTGTGTAGCTGCTGAGTCAATCTCAGGGAATCTATTAGGTACATAACCGAACCATCCAGGTAGTAAAGATTCGGATTCCATACTATTCAATATCAGGGGAGTGGATTGAATATATTCTGATATCAACCTATCAGGATCCATTAAAAAATCATCAACAACAACTACAGGGTGATTTTTTTCCCCTATCTTTTTGTTATTGATGATAGCATCCGCATTGACCCTAATATTTTCAGGTTCTACATAATTTAACTTCATTATAAAATACCCATTTTTTAGTATTTATTTCAGTTTCTCAATCTCCTCTCTGAGGGAATCAATCTGAGCAGATTGTTCCTTAATTGCTTCAATAAGCAAAGGAACAATCTTTTCATACTTAACGGTTAGGTAACCTTCGTGTGCAGAATCAGTAACTGCTTCAGGTAGAACTTTTTCAACCTCTTGTGCAGAAACACCAACATGGGCAACTGTTGGATCTTTATCAAATTTATCAACAGCAAGTTCGTTAAAGTTGAATGTAAAACCATTCAAAGAACGTACTTTTTCTAGAGCATTTGCAATAGTATTTTTATTGGTCTTCAGTCGATCATCTGATACGAAAGCAACAATGTCTCCTAGCAATCTTAACTCATTACTGCTCGAGTTGTAGGATATTCCAGAGTCAACTTTCATTCTCTGGTAACCCCCACCAGTGCCATTCTGTAGAATAACATAGTGTGGTCCAGAACTATTTCCTAAACCACCAACCAAAACATTATCGGCGTTCGTCGCCTTGCCAGTTGTATCTTGGTTTAGAGTTGGAATCTGAGACTTATCAAATGTTCCACCTACAATATCATCAGCACTGAGTTCAGGAACTACACTAGAAGGTAGTTTTCCTGTTGTGATGTTTGATGCGCTTATGTTAGTGACCTGGGAACCATTACCATGGAATGTACCCCTGAAATTAGGAGCATAAACTGAACTACTCTGGTAGTAGAAACTACTGTTTACAACAGTTTGGTTTTGACCAACGTTGTATAGAATGCCTTTGAGCGTATCAACACTCTGTGCTTTAGTTGCATTAGATGCAGTTCCTGTCAAATTACCAGTAACGTTACCAGTGATTGTACTACTTACGTTGAGTGTGCCACTAAATGATCCATTACTACCACTTATAGTTCCTCCACTGAAACTATTTGCGGTAATAATATTACCTTTAAAGTTACCAGAACTATTTCTGGAAACAATACTAGCACTACTTTGATTAGTAGAAGATGTATTCATTCCATCAAGTAAGTCTGCATTAAAGTTAGTAACTTTAGTTGTAGATACACACTTGAATGGTGCATTGCCAGTGGCACAGGTAGATTCAAATTGGAATGCTTTTACTTTACCATTAGTACCACAATTAATATCAAGTCTAGTAACACCCTGAGCAGTATATCCATTTAGATATCTGATCTTGGCATCGGCACCTTGGTCAGCACTACTGTTACCAACTTCCAACTTAGGTGTTTTGATGATACCACTTGCAGCAGGTTCCATGGTAATTTCCTGCGATGTGATATTGTTAATCGTCGCAGAAGAACCACTATCAGTACAAGTAATTGTATTAGTTGCAGTAATTGCCGTGCAATTAATAGTAAGAGTACTAGAAGTTTTTGGATTTAATGTAGTTGCTTTAACATCATTAAATATTGCAGTTGGACCTACAATTTGCTGATCAAATTCAATTTCCCTAATTCTTGCAACAGAAGATCCACCCTGAACTTCTAGATCTCCAGACAAAGTTAGATCTGTACCAGAACCAGTAGTAAAATTAAGAGTCTTAATAGTGGCACTAGATCCACCATCAGTAACAACCAGGTTATTTGTTACCTCAAAGTTAGTTGCAATACCAGATTGAATTTTTGGTTGATTTAGATGAGAGATAGAAGGTGCATGGAAGTTAGTAATAACACCAACATTGATATATGCACTGGTAATAGCAACTCTCGAAACACCTTGATATGTTAAACCACCTGCTTGTGGTGGAAGTGCAACAGATCCTCCACCAGTATCATTTGGCATACCAGGACCAGTGATACTTACAATGTTTGCATGACCATGAAGTGTAGATCCTGCTCTATTACCAACTGTCAGGACTCCACCAATTCCAGTAGATCCAACATTGAAATCAGTAGCAAAACCAGTTTGAACTACAAGATCTTCAGCAAAGAACTTACCACTACCATTCAGAGGATCTTGTTCTCTTACTGAGATATTACTACAGGTAATGTCACCCTTGATTGAGTTAATACCAGTGTAACCAGAAGTAATTTCACCAAGGAAATCAACTTTACAACCTGACTTGAAGGAGACATAAGTACCAACAACTTCCATATCATGAAGTCTGGATGTGCCTCCCTCATGTACTTGAGTATAGTATCCATAAGTTTCCCACTTAATACCCTCATCGGAGAATCCACCAGAGAAATTATAAGCATAGAAGTTTGCAAGTTGTCTAACAACAATAGAGTCGTAAGTAACACCAGAGAATGTCTGATTAGATGCAAATGTAACGATACCAGCAACAAATAGGTGATCTAGTTTAGTTACACCATTAACTTCTAGAGTATCTCTCCATCGGAAAGTAGAACCATCACTAGCACCAATAGATACTTGATCTACGGTGTAGAAGTTTCTATGCTTCTCTCTAGAGATAACACCAAATCTTCTCCAATCACCCTCGGCATAGATGTGTCCAACATACCCACCATTATCAGGAATACCAATGAATGAAAGGTCACCTGATCTCTTAGCACCTGTTGGAGTTTGAATACCAACTGTCATCAATTTACCCTGAGGTGCATTACCTCTCAGGAAGAAGTTCTTAGTTTCAATGCCGGCATCCGAACTATTAGCAAGTTTTTCGGTGAAGTTTACAGGACCATAGAATTGGGATGTTCTATTGTTATTATCACCACCCTCAACCGTAATTGATTCCCTAACAAGTAGTTCATCAAATACACCAGAAACTCTCTTAGTTCCTTCTGCCTCAGCATCATCTCCAGTATATGTGAAGATAGGTGCGCCAACAACTTCTTCTTCACCAGTAATAGACGATAACCTCTTATATCCAGTATAGAAGTCACCACTGTCATTCATTCCAGTGTATACAACTTTACCACCATCAAGTTCTTTCTTTTGTGCGGCGAGTGTCTCTTGATCTGTTAGAACTCTATCCTGTTTTTGTGGCAGAGATGTTGAGTAGTTACCAGATCCATAACCTAGATATTCAAATGTGTGTCCAGATGCACGGAGAATAGATGGTCTACGAAGTTCCATTGGAAGAACTTCAATCTTCTTGATAGTTGATCCAACTGGTGCTGAGGTATTAACTGTACCAAACTGACCACGAAGAACACTATTGATATTATCACTGGTGAAACGCATGATTTCTGAACCAATGATAATGTAATCTCCCTTACTAAATCCTTCTATAGAAGTAAGAGTAAGTACAGTATCAGTAGAAGTGATTGGAGCAGCAACAGTGGTAGAAATACCAGCATAGAAGTATGATGCTCTACCTGCAAGATTATTTTCACCAAGACCTAGAGTCTTAGAGTTTGCACTGATACCAGTACCAAATAGTCTAGCATCAATTGTGTCATATGCAGTTATAAAACCAACAGTATGAACACCAACATTGAAGTGAATACTTCTCAGTGGATTATCATTGTCAACATCGTCAACGATAAAGATGTTATCGTCCCAATTACCATTTCCAGTTCCTTGAATAGTGAAACAGTTACCAGCAACTAAAGTATGGTTAGCATCTGTTAGGAGTTTTACAGAGCCTTCATCTCTATTAATAACATCAATATAAGTTACTCCAACACCAATATTTGCATGGTGATATGTTGGGAGTCTTCTATCATCTCTGTCAATGAAGTATGGTCCTAGTCCTCTAGATTGTGGAATTTCTACAGAGATTGACTTAGAACTTGGAATGTCTACAATTTTAAATGTTCCATTCAGAGCAGGATCTGCGAAACCAGATAGGTGCATACCATCATAAAGGTTATCAAATACACCAGTAACTTCAACAACAGCATTAGTTGTAGGAGATCCTGCTGGGAAAGCAGAGATAGTCATGGTATTACCAATACCATAACCAGTACCACCATCAAGAATCTCTACACTTGTTACAGTACCAGCGGCAGAAATTTGTACTTTAGCTGATGATTGTTTGCCAGTTAAAGCAACGTTTTCGAGATCTGCAGCATAGATAACAGTCGAAATACCAGAACCGTTATTATATCCAGAACCAGGATCGATAATGTTCAGACTCTTAATCTGATTGAATCTATGTTCTGCATCCGTGAACATTGTAAGAGTAGTGTTACCCGTACCAGTGATAACTGCACCAGTTACAGCATAACCAACTCTCTGACCTTGCATGAAATATGACAGTGCCTCACGAGTCAAAGAGTTCTGTCTATTATTAGAAATTACGTTACCAATAACACTTGCATTAGCATGAGTGATAGATGGTTGTGGATCAGACGTATAGTTGTCTCTATCTTGTTGAGGATATAGATTTCTAATATCCTGCGAGAAGGACTTAGTAGATACACCGAAACCAAGATCCTTATCCAAAGGAATAGAACCACAAACGAGAGTTAGGTTATATACACCATCTTGTCCAGCAGTTCCAGGAATATGTGGTTTAGACTCTTGTACTCTGTAAACATATAGAGAGTCTAATGCTTTAGATCTTTCAACTACAGGAAGATCTTCAATTTGTTGTTGCGTAGTTCTTTCGTTAATTTCGTTGAGGAATGAACCAGGATCTGTAGTAATACCAGTAATGGTAAATGCCTTACTAGAAATTACATTATCAATTTCAAACTCACCATTAAATCCAGCTTTATAGATATTAAGTGGATTGTTAACGGACTCTACATTTTTAATTTTAACTAAATCACCCTCAATCAATCTGTGAGGAATTTCAGTTGTGATCGTAATAGTTGTGCCATTGAAATCGGCATTCTTAATGATCTTAACATTCTTAAGTTGAGTTGGGTTAGAGAGATCCGCAGTTAGGAAAGATGCACTACCAATACCAACAGTCTTAGATTCCTGTAGAACAAATCCAGGTTTAGGAGCACGAGCATCGACATGTTCTTTAGGTAGAACATATCTAACACGATACAATCTATCGATAAGAGATCTGTTATCTACTCTACGTTTGACGTATGTTGAACCAGTCTCATCACCAATAACACCAGCACCAATAGTTCTAAGTGCTGGGGAAATCTGGTTAAATGTTTCACTGGGGTGAGCAAGAACATACCACTGATTATTAATATTATCCCATTGAATTGGGTGTCCAGGATCTCCTGGTAATTTATCTGTAACTCTAGAACTTACGGTTAGTTCACCACCACCATTAGCCAAACCAGTTAGAGGTCTACGAGCAAGAGCATCATTACGTGTAGATGCTAACTGAATTCTATTTGCAGCAAGGTTGCCACCAGCAATAGCATAGTAGATCTTATCATTAACAATACCGTTTGGAGTTTCTCCAGTATTAGAGAAGATTCTAATTTTCTCACCATTATTGAGTTGGTGATTAGTTGTTAGGGTAATAACATTAGAAATAATAGCATTGACACCAGAATTTCTAATAACTTTATATTCTTTCTCGGACTCTACACCAGTTCCTGAGGGAACCTGCATAAGAATTGGAGTCTCATAAGTTTCCTGAACTGCCTGACCAGTGAGAGTATTAACAATACTCAAGAATAGTTTATCTTCCTTCTTAGCACCAATTCTATAAGAGTCAACCTGTGCAGGTGGAACAATTTCTTCGGTATTATAGTTAAAGAGATATAGTCTATCAGTAATACCAACACCAACAGTTTTTTGGGTATCAAGTGTCAACCAAGATGCCGTAGTTTCTGCTTTTTGGATTTCTCTTGGGGGCAGAACGTGAGTGATGTATCCTACATCATCACGATTAAACGACTCTGGTCTAAATCCTGATGATTCTAGAGCAGTTTGTCCAAAGTTAGAGTTGGAGTTAGTAATAGAAGCATCACCACCTCTTTCTGCATGGAAGTGACGTGCATATGCAATAGCAAAGATAGAAACCAACTGAACAACAGCATTGTTCCTTACTCTCATGTGAGAGGTTTCAAATGTTGGTTTATAGATTGCTCTTGAGTTTGAGTGTAGAGGTCTATCTGAATCAGATACACTCAGATCATCATTGAAGATTGCAGTGTCGGGATTGTAAAGAATGAAAGCATCATCATCTTTCTGAATGGAAATACCCGTAAACTGAGCACAAACCATGGACTTAAATCCAGTGGCTTTATCACCATCACAATCAAGTCCATTGAGACCATATACCGAACGTAGAGAGCAGTTGAAGACGTAAGGTGATGCAGAACCTACAGTATCGGGTTCGATGATTACAGACGAATTCTGGATCTCCTGAGACGTTGGCAGTGCTGTGATAGGTACACTGGGAGCAAGATATGTGAACTCAGTATCGCTGATAACTTCCTCAACTAGGAAGGATCCGTTGTATGAGTTAACAGATGTTGTGATACCAGCAATAAGAACAGGAGTATCCTTGAATAGTCCATGTGCCTTTGTCGTGTCTACAGTGATAATATTATTAGGAGTATTACCGTCACCAGACTTAATCGAAGTAATACCAACTGGGTCAGCAGCAAGGTCACCAACAATTCTAAATTCGTCTACACTTGGTTCAAAATCATCGAATGTAGGATAATCGGGAACAGGTCTACCAGAAGCATCACCATAAGCTTTTGCTACCTTAAAGTAGAACATATCTAGGTCGGTTAACCCAGAATCCTCTCCATTGATTATTACATTGTTTACACCATCTGCATAGGTAAATGCAGCTAGTTTATGGTGAGAACATGTAGGAACCTTTGTGTTACTATCATAGTCATAGTATGCAGTTCTAGAAACATCTGCGTCAAAGATCGTGAAAGCGGTAAAGTAACAAGTACCAGTAACACGAAGAATACCACTATATAATTGGTTATCATCTAGTGGATCGGGTACATATAGTGGTCTCAGTTTAGTTTTACGAAGATCCAATCCAATGATAGAAGTACCACGGGGGAGAATTGATCCGCCTTCTGTGGAGTTATACTTATAAAGTTCATTGTTTGGATCCAGAATATCAAAGTTAGTTTCTGAAGTAAACTGGGTCAGATCAGCAGGTTGCCATCCTGCATTTTTCCTAACACTAAATTGAGCAGATCCAAGATTACTCGTTACAGTATATCCTGGTCTGTTATCAATGTAGTGAATGCCAGGGAAAACCAGAATGGTCGTTCTATCAATTTTGTCATTATTTTTGCCTGTTTGATAAGAAAATCTAGCAGCTTCAATTAAAGCTCTTTGAATAGTTTTGAATGGTCTCGTCTGTGAGTTACCACGGTTTTCAATACTATCAGTAGCATCAAAGTCGCTTGGATTTACATATAAAATATTACCTTCAGCGTTCTTTAGAAAATTTTCTAATCTTGATAGAGGCATTTTATCTGCTCAATATATTATTCCTTTTTGTATTTAGACAATGAAAAAACCCCTCCAACCCTAAGGTCAGAGAGGTAGCACTTCCTTCACACATACTAATTATATCACAAAAATAGTACCTATGCAAATCATAGTTACTCCATTACGTTTTTTGATTCGGTGCAGATAACCCAATTATAACTCTTTTTCATTTCATTTGCAAACCACTTAGCATTAATTTCGTCATCAAAGTATCTGCTCTGTTGTTGAGGAGAAAGTTCTCCTGGTTCGGACCATCGAACAATGTATTTACTCACAAAAATAGTACCTGTGCAATTCTTTCATTATTTTTGAACCATCCAGGAGCCATACTTGGTGCATGTAGAACATCTACAGGGTAAATAAGCATCCTATTATATCTCATTCCAATCTCTGCCTCAATTTTTAGTGCAGAAGACATTCGTAACGTATCAAACAGACCCTGGTAAGATTCGGTGCATTTATTATCGGCACTTGTTATCTCAGTAAACTGTTTTTCATATAGTAGAGATCTTTCTAGTCCTTGTTTGTTGAGGTAACTATAAAAGTTTGTGCCTCCCTGACATTCCTCAGGAGTATTCAAATAGATTACAACTCCAAATCTAGATGGCAATTGAAACCTCAAATATGTATCTTGGTGAGGAATCAACCCAAAAGGATTATTGACTAGTGTTTGGTTACTAGTAAAGTTTACTAAAAACTCTGCATTTCTCCAATTAGTTTCATATGATAACTCATCGTACCAGTTATTCCAGATAGCACGATTTCTAACAAAATCATCAACAACTTCTTTTATATTGCGAATATCTTTATGTGGAATTGCTAGTCTATCACCAAAGTCACAGTGTTCATTGATCTTTCCTGCTTCATCTCTATGAGTTAATGCAAATTTTCTAACTTCATCAGGATTTTGATAAAGATTATCAATTACCATACATGTAACTGCATTTGGTCCAATACCGTCAAGTTGAGCAACTTCTAACGCATTACCGATCTCAAACATATTTCCAACATATTTGTATTATATATGGGAGATGCGGGGATCGAACCCGCCTTAGCCGAATTATGAGTTCGGTGCATTCACCAGATTGCTAATCTCCCTAAACTCCCCTTCCTGGGATCGAACCAGGGACCAAACGATTAACAGTCGTTCGCTCTACCGCTGAGCTAAAGAGGATTGTCTTTTTTATGTGTTTCTAGAAGATATTCAACAGTGTTTGCTACATCATTCATAGCATCACGAAGCATAGGTTGTTGACCAGAAGTTTGTTCTACTTTAGTAGTGCCATTCTTAAACTCTTCGCAAAGAGTCCAACGCCATTGACCCATACTATTAGAATACCAAAGATTGATCTTCATGGAACCTCTAGATTGAAAGAGGGCATTACACCCTCCAGAACTACTTGGTTAACAAGGCTAGTTTAACCCCGATCCCCCATTCAGGCAGTCGCGAGTTCGCGAGTGCGGGAGAATGCAACGATATTATTCGCTGCGGTGTCAGATGTTTTTGC